CCTCATTTCCAACGGAAGCTGAGATTATTCAAAAAGCACAAATTCTAAATGGATTTGTATCCCAAACCTCTGTAGAAAAACCATCTACCAAGAAGTAATCTGACTAAAGAGGGGGTACTCCCCTCGTAGAAGGAGATATTCATGGATCGAATAGTTAAGATTTTTCTAACTTGCCTTGCTGCTGTGGTTGTAGGTAATTTGTTTATGAAATTTATAGATTACAAGTTAGATAATCTGAAAAATTTAAAAACACCTACTAAGTATGCCACTATGGCTGAAAGAGAAAAACAGCTTGAATGTTTGGCCAGAAATATCTATTATGAAGCAGCCAAGGAATCCTTTGAAGGTAAAGTAGCAGTAGCACAAGTAACAATCAATAGAACTGAATCAGGTATTTTTCCAAGCGACATTTGTAAAGTAGTTTATCAAAAGAATGTGTTTATGGAAAAGGTAGTTTGTCAATTTAGTTGGTATTGTGATCCACAAGCTAAGAAAAACTTAATGTACCCGGATGCTTACAATGAATGTTATGCTGTTGCAAAGAAAGTTTTACTTGAAGGCTTTAGACTTGAAGGATTACAAGAAGCACTGTACTATCATGCTAATTATGTAAATCCAAAATGGCGAAAAGAAAAGATTGCTACTATCGGTAACCATATTTTTTACAAGTAACTAAAATGCAAATCAAAAAAATTCATGTCCCGCGTTTTGATCTACAAAAGGTAATAAATTACTGCAAAACGAATCTAACCCAAGCTACTGCTGAGACTATTTCTTGGGTAGGAGTGTTACTGGTTCATGCAGCTACTATTCCTACACTTATAGCATTAATGGCTGGTTTATCTGATAAGACTCCACCAATCGAATTAGTATTGTTTATTTGGGGTGGGCTTGCCATGTTCTTTGTAAGATCAGCAATTTTGAAAGATATGTTAATGGTTATCACTATTGGTTTTGGTTTTATTGTACATGCGGTAATGTTGTCATTGATTTTGTTCAAATAGTATAGACTTATACATATAAGTATAATATAATAGGAATTAAGATGGATCCCATAACAGATAGTCTTATCATCACTAAGAAGTTTAGATCACCAAATGAATTTTCCTTGTATATAGAAAAGAAAGTACAGGATACAAAGATTGGTTATATGGAAGCGGTTATTTCTTATTGTGAGGAGATAGATATTGATATTGAAAATATTGCTGGATTAATTAATAAATCTTTAAAGGATAAAATTCAGCTTGAAGCGGAAGAACAGAATTTTTTGAAAAAACGAGGCAAACTTCCTATATGATAATGGACGCATTTGAGGTTTACAGATTTTATCTTGCATTGAAGTTACATTTTACTACAGATAAGTATGACGTTATTAAGCAGAAAGGAAAAGTAAGGGCTACTAAAAATGCCTTTCTAAAAAGAAAAGATTTATTTGCAATTAATAAAATTGCTAAAAATTATTCTGACGAAGAAGTTGCTAATTTTTTAGTCGCAAATTTCGTGTCAGGTGATAGGTGGGGTGGAGTATTTGATTCTGAAGCTAAAGATAGATATCTTCAGTGGAAGAAAAGAATGGAATCCCTACAGTATACTTTTGAGAATGATCTTAATAATTTAGTTCAAGAACTAGAAGATAATAGTTTAACTTTTGATATACTTTTTAAAGTCACTAAGGGTGAGCATCCATATATAATAAAAGCATATCTTAGAAAAACAATCACAATAGAAACACTAGTGATTTTAGATTATTTGCTTAATTATAAACAAACTTTTGATGACCAAATATCAGATACATTTTTATGGCCAGATGTCTCTAGAATAATAGAAAAATACAAGCCATTTCTTAAAGTAAATTTGGAAAAATATGGAAGAATACTTAGAAGAATCTCTGGACATAACGAATCAGAAAATAATTAATATTGAAAAAGATCTTGCTGCAGTACAAGATCAAATTTCAGCATTAACTGAATCGTTAAAAGAAACACAAAGATACTTAATAAAATTAGCAGTAAATCAACAAGAGTTAACTAAACGTATTTCTCAATGGCCATACATTGTTGTATCCAAAAGAGAAGAAGATAGCTTGTAAAAGGAGAACAGGTTTTTCAAAATGAGTAAAACTAATCGTGATAATTTTGATCGAGACGTTAGAATCAAAAAAGTAGAAAAAGGTAAACATCGTATTGACAAACACCGAAATCTATTATATAATATGGCATCATCTAGGAAAACACAAACTGAAGATGATGCGTTTGATGACTTTTATGATTATGCATTCAGTAATTCAAAAATTAAAAAACGCTAATACAACGCTTATACAGTCGCTAATAAGGAGTAATTAAAATGGCATTCACATCTTTATCTGAACTTCGCAAATCTCGTGGTGGTTTTGATGCTTTGATGAAAGAGGTTGAAAAGATCTCTAATCCTGCACAAGGCAAATCAGAGGATAATCGCTTCTGGCAACCAGAGGTTGATAAAGCAGGAAATGGTTATGCGGTAATTCGATTCCTACCCGCACCATCTGGCGAGGATCTACCCTTCGTCCAAATTTGGAATCATGGTTTTCAGGGACCCGGCGGTAAATGGTATATTGAAAACTCCCTCACTACTATCGGTAAGACTGATCCCGTATCAGAACTAAACTCAGAACTATGGAATTCTGGTGTCGAGGCAAATAAAGAAATTGCTCGTAAACAGAAACGCCGTCTTACTTATATTTCAAATATTCTAGTACTCAAAGACCCAGCTCATCCAGAGAATGAAGGCAAAGTGTTTTTGTACAAGTATGGTAAGAAAATCTGGGAAAAGATTAAAGACCAAGCAGAACCTCAGTTCGAAGACGAAAAACCTGTAAACGTCTTTGACTTTTGGGAAGGTGCCAGTTTCAAACTTAAGATTCGTAACGTTGAAGGTTATCGTAATTATGATAAATCTGAGTTTGAGAGCTCTTCGCAAGTAGCTTCATCTGATGAGGATATTGAAGCAATTTGGAAAAGACAACATTCATTAAAAGAATTCCTTGATCCAAAGAACTTTAAATCTTATGATGAGTTAAAAGCTAAACTAAATATGGTTCTTGCCACAGGTGTAGCAACAGGCAAGAAAGCAGAGAATGTGGACCTGGAAAGTCCATCATCTGGAGGGGAGGAAGTACGTCCTCCGAAGACTCAAGTTGTTACTAAATCAAGTGCTCCAGCTAAGGATCTTGATTTTGATGACGATGAAGAATCTATCTCGTACTTCGCTAAACTAGCAAACGACGACTAGTCCTAGCTGGATTCGATACCCGCCCAACCTAAGTTGGGCCTTGGATCGACTGAAGGATGACAAATTGTCTTTTTTAACTTTAAGGAAACTAAAATGAAATATTTTATCGCATTATTGACCGCACTTGGTTTCTCGCTTGCTTATGCAGCAGATGCTAAGAAAGAAGAACCAAAGAAAGCTGAACCTGCAAAAGCTGAGGCTAAGAAGGAAGAGCCAAAGAAAGAAGAAGCTAAGAAAGACGGCGACAAGCCAAAGGTTAAGCCAGTTGGTAAAGATGGTAAACCTGCTGAGGATAAAAAGCCAGCAGAACCAGCTAAGAAGTAATTAGCAGTTCAACAAAAAAGGGGCGCAAGCCCCTTTTATTATGCATACACAGCATTTCGATCTAAATATTTTTCAAGCGATGATTCTGGAGGTCTCGTCATAGGAGAGGGTCCCATAGCAGCAGCTGGTTGTTGAGCTGGAGCTTGGTTAATATTATTGATTACAGTATTATTAGCTTTATTTCCTTGATCTCTTAATGTAGCGTTTTCTTCTGATAACTGAGTTACACTTTCAGATTTTTGTGCAGCTGTCATATTACTAGCAGTTTGCCCTGCACCGAAAAATTTTGCTATACCTTTAGACGCTTCTTTTTTATCGAGAAGACCAAAGGTTAATCCGGATACAATACTGCCGCCGGCTGAAGATAATTTTTCACCTAAAGTTGCTTCTCTATCTTTAATATCTAAATTATCCTTCGCTTCATTGTATCCCTCAAAACCTTCATATGCGCTAGTGGCTATAGCCAAAGGTGCAGCAATTTTACCAAGAACTCTCCCTGCGCCTCTTAAAAATCTTCCCATTTTTGAGCCTGCTTTTCCAGCAGTCGCTGCTCCCGCACCCACTATAGTAACATCCCCTATATTTGTATCAGTTTCTTTTGTAGAAGTAGGTTTAGCTTCCACATCTATTATATTAGATTCATTGGGTAACATCGGCCTTGTAGGAGGAGGTAAAGCTTGAACGGTTGATGTGTTGGAAGAGCTAGTAAGTAATGGTACTTTTCTTATTTCTTTTGCCGATACATCTATTATTTTTGATTGATCAGATAACATTCTTCTAGAAACGGTAGGTCTGTTTCTGTAAATAGATACATCTGTCCTAGGTTGTCTTTCAGTAGTAGCTTGTCTGCGAGTTCTTTCTGTTCTAGGTTTTTTCATACTTGATTCAAGTATTTTTCTAATAATACTTACTTCGCCTAGAATTTTATTGAACACCTCATTTTTGATTGCCGTTTCAGATTTCATTACCTCCATTTTTGCAGGAGCTTCTTTAAGTAATGATTGTTCTGTTTGAACTACATTTTTATTAGTGAAAAAATTCACAGCATCCTGTAAACCAGCCTTGAAGTCTTTGAAGAAATCTGCAAATCCTCCAGTTGTGCCAATTTTTTGGCTCATTTCGTCAAATTCTTGTTGATCAATCTCACCTTTTTTCATTTTAATCTTTAGTTCTTCTCTTTGTCTTGCTTGAGAACCAGATTGGAAAAAATAATTATCTTGAGATTTCGAATCTCGATTAAAAAAATTGCCGAATAAATCTCTAACATTTACTGCACGTTTATCCTCTCTTAACATTCTACCCATCTGAGGATTAGTGACTACTTCTGCGGAACCTCCATAAAATCTTCTGGCTCCTTTTGATTGAACAGACATAGATTTTTCAAGAACAGAACTACTTGAAATAATCTTAGTTAATTTTTCGAGACTTTTATTAAGACGATTGAGACCCTGTTCTAAATCATTTAATTCTTTTCGATTTATAATAGTTCCAGCTAAAAAATCTTTATGCTGAGCTTGAGCATTCTTTTTTAGCTGATTAGCAACATCTCTTAAACTGATGTATGGATTATCTTCTTTTTTATCCATTTTGTTGGTTCTTTAATCTCTCGTTTTCTTCTTTTATATGTTGAGTCAATAAAATGATATAGATTTCTCTTTCCCAGGGTATCATATTCTCTAATTCTGTTAATGAATATTTGTGATGTTGCATTAGAGAAAATGTTAATCTAAAATAATTAGATAAGTTTTCCTGAGAAAGACTTAGACGAAAAAATTTTCAAGGCCCTCCAACACAGTCTCATTATTATGGTTACAATTATCGCATACCTTACTTATAGTTTGTGTAAGTTTAGGCATCGAAGTAAAAAATTCTTCCAATTTGTCAAACTGATCCTTAGTCATACTATTTACAAAAATATCAAGTTCTTCTTTAGTTTGTTCTTTTGCGTCAAATACTTCATCATTTAAAATTACTGAATCTATACTGTTAACTACAAAATCAAAAATTTCTTCCTGATTATTATTTTTGAAGAAATACAACGTATCTTTTATTTTGGGGTATTTCATCACAATTGATAAATCTTCACCAATTTTTACAATATTACTATGATTGTCGGATTTATTTACTTTGGCATCTAATAAATTAACTGTCACTTCATTTTTATGAGAGCAATTTTTACATGTCATAATTAATTCCATAGTTTCGCCTATTGATCTTGCTCTTAATAATAAGAACAAATATTCTATATCGAAACTGGCTAATTTGTTCACATCTAATTTATTAAATGTACATGCATCAACTAAATCAGTAACAACTCTTGATATTTCCTCAGTTTCAGACTCCATTAAAGTTAAAAGAATTTTATGTTCTTTAACTAAAAACGGTCTATAAACTACATTTTGTCCAGATGAAGGCAATTTTACACTATAGGTAGGCACTTCAAGTTTTGGTAAAGCCATAATAACTCCTAATTATTGACCCGGATATTCTGTGGTAGTAGATGATCCTTCAGTAGGAACGATAACGTTATCTTTCCAGTTGGTTGGTTTATTTTGTTTAGATTTCCAAGAATCGTATTGTTCTCTGAATCTTGCTTGTGGTACAATCGTCGGATTTTTCTTATCAGATCTTCCTTTTGAAGACCAATAACGATAAGCAAATGATACGGCCAATCGATGAAAATTATTTGTGTTGTTGTTACTTAAATCCATGATATTAATTGATCTAGGAAAAGCATCAAAAATATCTACAGTATATAGAATATTGTCTGCCTCATCTAATTGATTAATTTGAAAATCCACAATATATTCATCTTGATATCCGACTACATAAGTATTAGGTTCCACGATTAATTCTATCCAGTCCTCAAAAAATGTTTTTACTATCATGTCTTTGTCGACTAGAAAATTAATTACTATATTATCTCCCCCAAATTCAATAAATTTTGGTCGTTGATAACTAGGCCCAAAAATTCTTTGGGAAGTAACACCGACGTTAATCGGAGGAAAATTAGTAGATTCTGCAAGTAAACTTACTAACTTCGCTTCTTCTATTCCATTAATAAGACCAGCAGGGGGTGTAAGTAAAACTTCAAAACGATTATTTCGAGCAAGTCCTCTATTAAGGACTTCTGCTTTAAAATTATCTAAATTGAATGTTGACTTTGCCATTAGTATTTACTTTGACTTTCTTTCCAGACCTGAGTTTTATTTGCCCCAACAAATCGCTCAATCGGCAATTGTGAGGCAGTAAGCCAATCTGGATATGGTATTCTTAGAAATCTAGATTTTAGTTGTTTCTCTAGATAATGTTTCACACATGCATTAACTGGTGAATAAGCAGATGATGACTGCAATACTTTCCAAGAAATTGCTATTCTCGTTTTATCATTTAATTTGTCATCTGTAGCTAATTCAGATAATCTACCCAATAATTTAAATCTAACTAAATATGGTAAATAATGAATATTGATTCCATAAAATCCGTTTTCTACAATTCGAAAAGGTAAAACTAATGGAAACATATCATAATAGGGAAGTGTTTCTTTATGTTTTGGATCATACATAAACAAATACATCTCACCTGGTAATAATCTATTAGTAAGTGTGGAATTTTTAAATAAGGAGTCAGGTCTAACTGCCCCTAATTTTTTTATCTGTTCTCTGTACCAAGAATATGATTTCTCAGTATCACCTGATTCTTTGCGTATATTATTAAATAAATTTTCAGCCATAATTATTATTTATTAGAATTTTGTAATCCCAAATCCTTTTCAGTCAATATCATAAATTTCCATTTCCTATCTTCACAGAATTCAAATGCGGCTTTCCATTTAGCTTCATTAACTCCATATTGAAATACTTCTTCAATAAATTGCTTGGTTTTTCGTTTAGGTATTTCTGGAGGTTTAGTAAATTTTTCTGGTTTAATTTCTTCT